CGCATCGATACCGTCGCGGACCACCATTGCAATCTGGTCGTGAGGAATACCAACGGCGCACATCTGCCCAACTAGCTTGCGCTCCGCGTCCGTTGGCTTAAACGCCGGTCGTCCACTGCGGCCCTTTTTTCCTGTCATGTCTTTATAGCTCCGAATAAAAAGGCTTTACACTTTAGTTTAACACTGTATATTGAGCCTTAGATTTAACAAATTAGGATTACTGCACCATGTTTACCACCAGAGAAGAATACGATAATGATAAAATATCAAATGCTGTTTATTTCCAAGCTACTCAATTTTGCGGGATCGGCAAATTTTTAAAACATAAAACGGAAACCAAAGCTAAAGCAATTGAATATGCTACTAGAAACCCAAACAAAAGACCTTGGATGATATATGCCGTCACAGTTGAGGGAATAAGCACCCACATTTGTAATGTTTAACTTTCATGAACCCCACGCATCTCCTGATTGGTCGTCTGTGGCCTCAATTGTGCCAAACTCTACATCTCCACATGCCATTGTAGCTTTTTTCCCGTCCCCCTTTACAAACACAAGCACATTCTGATGCGTTTTGCCTATTTTTCTTCCCGCTGTAAATTGACGCCCGGCCCTAATAGGCAAACTGCCAATCGCGGTGACTAATATAATTTCATTGTAATATGTCATTCCAGCATTTTTGAACGCCTGAACGGTATCACCTACAAAATTGTAATATCCGCCTTTCTTGTTTCGGACCTCTCCTACGACAATCACAGCAAAACGGTCCCGTTTCAGTTTTTCGCACGATCTTTTTATAATTTCTGAATATGCTTTAATGAACTGTTCATATGGCATGGTTGATAAATCTTTGGGGTTGTCGCTGTAAACCTCTAGATTAGCATATGGCGGGCAAGTAAACACCATGTCAACTTCCGCATTCAGCCCATCAACTATCATGCTGTCGGCACAAACCCACGTTGGGACAGTATCTTGGCAAATTTCATCGCCTTGCTTTTTATTGGCTTTGACCTGATTGTCGCTGAGATCATAACCAATATACTCCCGACCAAGCTCTGCCGCCACTATACCGCGAACGCTACCCCCGGCGAACGGGTCCAGAACAAGCCCCCCCGGCGGGCTGAACCATCTGTAAGATAATTCGCATAGTACGGGGTCAAAAACACTTGTATTTGCTTCGGTGCCGCCTCTATTACCAAACTTCGACTCTAGGGACGAAAATCCTAATAATTCATCCCCTCTCCCCTCCTCGCTTTTTATTCCTTTTGAAAGCCAACCCCTCTTTCTGTCCTGCCACCAGCCTTCGCGAGCGTTCAAGACACTAAATGGAGGAATTCCAAATTTATCGGCTAAACTTCCCTTACCGCCATCGGAACCATTAACGCCTTCGGTTTCCTCCACCAGAATATTCGCCAGCATATCATCGCCAAACCCAATCAGGCTGAGATCAAATCCTTCTGCGTCCAAATCTTTCATTTCCACCGATAGCAAATCCATATCCCACCCGGCGTTCTGCGGTAGCTGATTATCCGCCAGGACATAGGCCTGCTTTTGTGCCTTGGTCCAGCCGGTAGCCGTCATGGTTGGTATTTCATCTATGGCTAGTTTTCGCGCTGCCATAACGCGGCCATGCCCAGCTATGATCTCGCCATCCTCATCAATCAGAACCGGGGTAGTCCAACCCCATTCCTTGATAGACGCCGCGAGCTGCGCAACCTGTTCTTCAGAATGCATCCTGGCATTCCTTGCATATGGTATCAGCGCATCCACCTTGCGCCGTTCGACTTTATCCGCTGGCCATTTCATATCGTTCTCCCTTTGTTAGTGTCGCCAGCTTTCACGCGCTGAGCAAACAGGGAGGCATCTGCATAGCAGCATGTCCGCTGGCGACAATTATCATCTAGCACGTTAATTCCCATAAGTCACCCTCTGCCCGCGAAGTACCCCTTTAACCCTCCCCCTAAGGGGGGAGGGGTTCTTGGGGTACACGTTTCTGCGGTTTCTGGCCCCTCGAACCCCAAAAACCCTTTTGTACCCCCAGGGGTTTTTGGGGTACTCACTTATCACCTCGATTTACCATCATAGCAGACGACCAAACCGCATCAATTATCGTCCACCCGCCGCTATTTTTGGCTATCATATTTGCAATGATTAGCGACCCAACCAGCTTATTTTCGTAGGACGGATTGGTCATATTCTTGATCGTTCGCTCTGCCATCCCGTCATCCTCCAATTTCTTGATTAACGCCGACCGAGACAAATACGGCACACCGTTTAAATCCTCCGCGCCGGAATCCCACCATGCATTCTCAAATGTCTTCTGCTGCTTTGCGAGCGGGCTGTCCTTTTTAGCCTTAACCGGTTCAACACCAGCTACCAACACCGCTGACGTAACCTGCTCGCCATCCTCGTCTAGCCAGCCGGTAATTGGCACCGATTGCAGTTCTACAAATATCGGATCCGCTTCCTCGGCGTCCTTGGATTTACGCTGCACAATTTCGATTGTATCTCCGGGGACAACCGATATCTCAATATCCAGCGCACCACGCCAAGCTGACGATCCACGCGCCCGGTGCTGGGCCTCGGAATTTACACCTGTGTGGTGGACTAAGATCACGCTGCAATCAAAATCTGCTTGCAAAGTAGCAACCGAATCCAACATTGTTTTTGTGTCTTGAGCAGAGTTTTCATCGCCGTAAAAGTTGCGATTGACGGTATCAACCACAATTATCTTTGGAGGCTTGGGCAGTGATCGTATTTCTTCTGCCAGCTTCTGGTGACCGGTTGGTGTGTTTAGATCACAACCTGATCTGGATATTCTGAGATTACCGCCAAAGGTATTGATGCCGTGGTTTTGCGCCCAGGCTGCTACTCGGCCTCGCAGTCCGTGGTGACCCTCACCAGCCAGATAGAATACACCGCCAGGAGTGACTTTATGGCCCATCCATTCCGGGCAACCTGACGCCACTGCCAGAACCATATCCAGCACCAGAAACGTCTTGCCTCCGCCAGATGGCCCGTGGACCATTATCAGTGCATTCTTTTGTATCCAGTGCTTGATCTGCCAATTGATAGGCGATGGCTGAGACATAAATTCATCGCCGTCTACCGACCAATTTGTTATTTGAGGAAACAGCAAATCATGCAGATCACCGCCGCTCGCCAGGTAGTCATTGGCATCCCCCTCGGTTGGAGGCATTACAATTCGCCCGCCATATTTGGCGCTGGCCTCGTCTGCCTTGTTGCGTCCCACGCCACTCGCGTCGTTATCTGCCACGATCACTAGCTCTTGCGTCTGACCGTGTGCCTCACGCAATTGGCCTACGATGGTAGGTAGATTGTTGGCGCTGTAAGATATCACGCAGGGCCGACCGGATATCTCGTGAACGGTCGCGGCGGTCGCGTAACCTTCGGCCACGAATATCGGGCCTGGCGTTACCTCGCCCAGCGTCCAGCTACATGATTTTGTGGTGCCGCCTGGATGGTAACGCTTTTCATCCTCAGAAATATATTGAAGCGATGCCAGTTCGCCGTCCGCATTATAGAGCGGTACGATCAGGCGACCGTCGCCGGTCAGGCGTGCGCCATGCGGCTCGATGCCCTTGCGCTTGAGGTATGGGTGATCCGGGCTGGCCCCTATGGCGTCGCTCCATATGGTATCAACCGTGTTGGCGGCAAGGGACGCCTTCTTTTCTCTCGCCCTTTCGCGCTCCTCTTTCGCCTCAGTCTGCCGCCTTATAATGGCCATATTTTCGGATGCGGTTAGCTCTCTCCCAATATTCGCTTTAAACACGCAATCAATTTGATCTCGCCAACACCCAAATCTACCCGCGACCGGCTCATCTGGAAAAATCACATACCAGCCGGAGTCGTCGCGCTTTCGGCCCTTGGTTGAAAATCTGTGAAGCTGCCCGTCAATCTCCAGCTTGTGTGGCGGGTCGATCCCGGCTGACCGCATGGCATCGGCAAGCTGTAATTCAGGTGGGTCAACGTGCTTTTGACCTTGCGGTATAAAT